GATTATTATTATGATACCAATACTGTATCTGCTCCGATTCCTACTTGCGTACCACCTGAATATCTTGCAACTAATCTCATGTTATCTGAACCATCAAGGTTAGCCATATCCATAAGTTGTATTCTAGTTTGATCAGAAAGTAAATCAGTTCCAAAGAAAAGATTTGACTTTTCTGCTGCTACTAATACATCATCTTTCATTCCGTTGCAAACTGCCAATTTAATTCCTTCAAATACTGCATCATAATCTCCGTTCATAGAATAAGCATTTACATATCCTAAAGTAGAGATTGCTGAAATGTATAATCTGTAAGACTTAGGACTCATATAGATATATAAGTCATCTTTTGTGTAAACTGTTGTAGCGATAGCTGCTGTACACGCTTGTAGATTAGCTATAATGTTAGTAGCACTATAAGCTGTACCTGCACCACCTGCGTTAGCTACATCAACTACTGTTGCATCTGTTACTAAGTGTCCAACACCACCACCTACAAAACCTGTAAATTCTCCTGCAGTTGCGTCATTTCCTGTCCATATAGATACTTCTGTTCCATTAGCGATTATCTCACCTATATACGATATAACATAGTCATCAAAAGATGCTGGAGGTGGAGCTCCTGCTCCTGCTCTCATTTGTAACGCCTCCCAAGATTCTAAAAGACTTTTTTTACATATGTCCGTATTTACTTGTAGATTTTTTGGAGTAAGTATTGCTTCCGTCATTGTCAAAGTACCTGCTTCAGTAAAATTACAAGTAGCGTCTTTTATCATATTGGCATTTGCCATTTTTTGTATGTTACTTTTATATTTGATATTTTCTATCATTGTCAAGAACTCCATTGAGTTTGCTTGACGTAATGCTGCAGAAATGTAGAATCCTGCTGCTTTCCCTGCATAATTACTTGCTGTTGCATCTATTGCCATTTTTTAATTTTTTTAAAAGTTATTAATTGTATAAGTTATATAAAAATCTTTCTTGTTTAGAAAGTTTATTATATTGTTTTCTGTTTAGTGTTGGTCTATCTGCACTAAATTTATTTGTATTAACAGGTGCGTCTGCTGGACTTTCTGCTAATTCTGTTTTAAGTTTTTCGTTTTCAGCTTTTAGTTTTTCTAATTCTTCTTCTGCTGAAAATTCAACTACTTCTGTTGTTTTAGTAGTTTTTGTTCTTGGATTAGTAGATGGTTCAACAGTTTCTTCTGTCATTTCTTCTACATCTCCTGTTTCTCCTATTTGCTTTTTAAGATCAGCTACTGCATCTTCTAAGTTTTTGATACGCTTTTCCATACCAGCCCAATCATCAACTGCTGCTTCATCATCTTCATAATCATCTTTATCTTCTTCAGCTAATTCTTCTTTTGGAGTTTCTTCTTCTTCTGTTTCTGACTCTATAACTTCACCAACAATACCTTCTTCTTCAACTCTAAAAGATACGCCTGTGTCAAGTTTATAAGTTCCAACAGGTAATAATATTGTAGTTCCATCTTCAGTTAATACTGAAATGTCTACACCTGCTTCTAATTCTTCAGCAGTAGATACTATTATAGTACCATCTTCTGTTTTAGCTTGAAAGCCTAATACTACTTCTTCTGTATCAAGTCCTAAAGCTATTTTGATTTGTTTTTTTATGTCCATAATATTTATCTTAAATTTAAGTTTATACTATATAATAGAATAGTTATTTATTTATTTGATTTTTAAATTTTTATATCAGAATATTTTTGTATATCATTAACTGATGCTCTTAAATCATTATTTATTTTATTACTTTTACTAAAATTAGGTATATCTCTTGGTGCTATTCCCAATTCTTTTGCTTGTTTTTGTGTTTTTTCAAGTAATGTATTTAGTTCTTTAAAAGTAGATTTACCTTTTTTTATATTATCTTTTCTTCTATCATTAATCTTATTAAAATCATCAGACAAATCTCTTAGTTCTTGAAATAATTTAGATAAATCAATACTATCTTTATCAACAGTTTTAGTAATTTTTTCAGCTTCTGTATTTAATTTTTTTAAATCATCTGCTAATCCTAACTCTACCTTTTGTGGTTTATTAGATTCTTTTATAATCTCATTTAAAGCTGTTAGTATTTCTTGGTCTGTAGGTTGTGTTTCTGACATCTTCTGCATTTTATCTATAAAATACCCTTCGATTGATAATCCGCGTAATTCTCCATCTTTTATCTTTTGCCATAAATCATCATTTTGTATAGACATAGAAACCATCCAACTGCCTTTTGGTAAATCATATCCATAAAGCCTAGATTTATCCATTTTAGGATCTTCTATTATCCAGCTTTCTGTAGTTAATACACCAGATACTCTTTCACTATGTTCATACGTTGCTTTATGGTGGTTGTTATGTTTTAAATATAATTCTGCTGCTCTACGTACAGTATCTTTACTAAAGTACACATAATACTCACTATCAGTATTAGGATCATATCTAAAAATTTGTTTGTTAGGTATTAGTGCTGGACTTACTAACATTCTTTTATCTTCATCTACTTTTGCAAATGTAAGATTGTGTTTATCTTTTCCAAAAAATACAAAGTCCTGTTCTATTGCAGGTGCTGATACTAAACTAATAGCATCTATTGCTAACATTTCGTTGTTTTCTTCTATAACTAATTCAACTATTTTTGTAGGTTTCTTTTTCATATTATTTTTTTAAAATGGTAACTCATCTAAAAAAGCATAATTTAATTTGTTTAAACTATCAGCTAGTTTTTCTATTTGTGTATTTTCTTTATTTACTGCACTACCATCTAATCCTAAATCTTTTAATTGTTTTTCTATTACTTTTGCTGATTTTCTAGCTTTTGTTAAGTCTGCTTTAACTTCTTTGTTAATTGATTTTCCTGCCTTTACTTCTGCTCTTAATTCTTTTACTAATTGATTCTTCTGATTGTCTAATTTTGCCCAAGCATCTAAAACTTTTACATATTTTGTATCTGTTTTTTCTGCTGATTTATGATAATTAGTAGCAGTTTTTAATTTTTGCTGTGCATTAGATATAAATCTTTTCAAATCATCTATTTCCCCTAACTCAACTCTTTGTGAACTTAAATTAAACTCTTTTAATTCTTTTTCGTATTCTGCATAGGTCTTTTTACCTAATGGTGTTGGTGTATTTTTCATATCACTATATTTTTTAGGATTAGCTTTTTCACATTCGTCTTTAGTGGAGTATTTACATTCTCCTGTATTACCCCACTTATATTTTCCGTCTTTACATTTTTTACAAGGCATATTTATATATAGATTAAATTAATATTTATTTGATTTTTAAATTGTACTTCTTCTTCTAATTGTTGCTAATTTGTTTTGGCTGTTAGTCATGTCGTCTGTAACTACAAACGCTTGTACAGGTTCTGGTGCTGTAACTCCACTTAAATCAAAAGCACCACTTGTTAATGCTGGTGCTGGTGTTGATGGTGCTGCACCTCCACCTCCACCTGCTGCATCTCCTGTTTCATATATTTTTTTCACATTATTAAGTCCTGCTGCTATTATAGCTGCACCTGTTGCAAACCCTGCTACACCACCTTGTGCAAAGGCTTTATTTGCACCTACATAAGTATCTATAATTGCACTTGCTGCTGCTAGTTCTTTATTTTCTCCAAATAAACTACTTAAAGCACCTGATAATTGACTATAAGCACTCATTTGATCGTGTACATTAGCTTGTATTATTTTCTTTCTATCTTCAGCGTATTTTGCGTCTAATGCTGTAGTTTCTTCACCAGCTTGTTTTGCTAATTTTACTTTTTCTTTATATGCGTTTTCTAATTCTTCTAATTCTCTTTCCATACCACTCATACCTTCAGCTCGTATTTCTCTTTGTGCTGCTAATAATTCATTCTCTAAAGCTACTTGATTAGTTTTTTGTTCAGATAATTGACCTGTAATAGTTTCTTCTAATTCTAGCATAGCTACTATTTGCTCTTGTAAAGCTATATAGTTTTCTTCACTAGCATTTATATCGTATTGTGCCTGTGCAGCATCTATCTGCGTTTGTATTTGTGCTTTTTGTAATTCTTGTTGTTTTAAAAGAATATCATTTAATTTTTTATTAGCTTCTAATCTCTCAGCAAAAGAAGCATTAACATCATCTCTAATTTGCCTTTGAACTTCAGCTTCTTTTAAGTATTGTGCATTTAATTTAGCAAATTCTACTGCTGCCCTATTAGCTGCTTTTTCTGTTGCTACAATAGCTTTAGCCTGATTAACTGTAGATTTAGTATATTCTGTAATTACAGGAATTGCTTTTTTTACAACTTTCGTTACTTTATCCACACTATTATCAACACCTGTAAATACATCTACT